TATGCCGACGGGAAAAACGCAAATCACAGAAAGTTTTACAACAACGGGAAACAATTATTCCGCAATTACTTTTGATGGAACTTTAACAAGTCGTGCGACTGCAAGTGATACAATTTTTGGGTTTAGAAATACTCAAAGCATTGTTTCAACTGCATTAAGTCAAACAATTATTGCCAATGATTTAACACCCAACTATACTTTTTTTGATGCAAATACTGATTCTATTGGATTAAGAATTGGTGGGTTAAAAAATACCCAAAATAACATTAGTGCAATTTTAATGCAACAAACCGCAACTGCGGGGAATAATGGATTAGCAATTCAACCCGCAAACTCTCGTTGGCAAATGGGTTATGTTGCGGGGCAAGGCAATAGTATGGGAAATAACCCACGAGTTGTATTTGGGGCAAATGGTATAAGAATTAGTACAAGTTCCTCACCCGCAAATAATTTATTTGAAATCGTTGGAACGGGCTCAACATCAGCCACAACATCTTTGTTGGTGCAGAATAGTGCGGGAACGGAAGTAATGAGGGTGAGAGATGATGGGTTTGTTTTAATTAACAATACATTGGCCTTTACTTCTGCCGATTATGGGTCATTGGGATTGTTTTCGGCTGGTGTTTGGAATTTTAATGGAGGTGGAATCAACGATACACCAAGAATAAATTGGGGTGGTTATACATCATCATTCCCCGCAATAAAAAGAAGCACAACAAATTTACAAGTTAGATTGGCAGACGATAGCGGTTATGCCCCGATTGATGCATCACTTTACAAAGTAAGCGGAACAAATGGATTCACGGGAACGGGGAGTTATACCAATTTTACAATCGTTGGAGGAATTATTACAAACGCATCTTAATCACTAAATTTACAAAATGAAAGCAATTCAAATAAATTCAAATGTCAACCTTACTTCGGGTTTGTCAATCCCTTCGGGTTCAGTATGTGTAATCGCAGAAGGTTACGCAGATGTCAAAAGCCAAAAAGACGGAGTAATTCCCGCCCAAATCGCAATCTTTGTTTTTGCAAGTGTTGAAGCATTGGCACAAGGGAAAGCACCGATTCAAGGCATCCAAGATTTTAACACCACATTCAGCGGTTTAGAGTTAAGCGTAAGTGATTACGAAACTAAATCAGCAGAGTTGTTGTTAATCAATGCGGTTGAGTCAGCACTGGAAGCAATCTACGGAGTTGAGAATGTAGATGTAATCGCAATCTAAACTATCACAAATCACAAAAATAACTATTTACAATTATGAGCAACTCAACAAGCGTAATCGCTGGAAGCAATGGATTCAAAAGACACGCATCAGGAACTGTGACAGGCGTTGCATATGATGCCGTAATCCCACAAGAGGACACCGTATTCACATCATTCTCCGTTAATGGAACAAATGTTCTCTCGGATCGTGGTATGAGCGGAGTGACTTTCAAGCAAGGTGCATACCTTTCAGCTGGAAGCGGTTTGCAAATCACCGGCTTTGTCACTTCATCGGGTTCTGTAATCGGTTATTAATATGCCACGCATTGGTGTAGGTCTTGGTCTTGGTCTTGGTCAAGCGAGTAGTGGTGCTGCCCCCTATGTGGGGTTGTTGGACACATACCCAAGTGCTGCGGCTGCGTATTCGGTTCGATTGTTAAAATCAGATTACACGGGTAATGCTATTCGTGTGCGTAGGTCATCCGATAACGCTGAATCCGACATTGGGTTTAGTAGCGGCAACCTTGACACATCGGCATTAACTTCTTTTTGTAGTGGTACAAATGGGTTTGTAACTACTTGGTACGACCAAAGTGGAAACGCAAGGGATGTAATACAAACAACCGCAGCAAATCAACCGCAAATAGTTAGTAGTGGTTCAGTGATAAATGTAAATACAAAGCCAAGCGTCAAATTTGATGGAACAGATGATTTTTTATCAAAGTTATCAGTTACTATAAATCAACCTATAACATTATTTCATATCAGAAAAAATAACGCAACAAATACCCAAATACAAGTAAGTTTAAATGATGTAAATAGTTTGTATTCGGATGCTATTGTGGGAGGTAATTTTAGGTCGTATTATGGGGAATACTTAATATCCGATGCAGCAAATACAAATCAAATTCTTTTTTATTCATTGGCAAATACTACAATTTCTGCTGTCTCTGTAAACAACAACAGCGAAACTACGGGCGATATAGGAACAAATAATGGTAATTGTATTAGTATCGGTAAATCTTTATTTGATGGTTTTTCATCAAATATGAATAGTCAAGAAATGATTATTTATCCATCAAATCAATCATCTAATAAAAGCGGTATTTTGTCAAACATAAATACATACTATGCAATCTATTAACGGCTATCAATACACCACCGAACAAGAAGCAATTAACGCCCGTGAGTTGTGCGATACTTACTATGGCATCCCAGTTGCCCCCGATGATGTTACACAAAATTGGGTGGACTATCAGTTTGCAGAATTGAACACACCGCAATTTTGGTATATTGTTTTTGATGAATCACTCACGCCAATTCTCGGAACACCGAGTGAGTTTGAAGTTGTAACACCACCATTCCCACCAACTGCATAAGATGACCGCCATCAAAAAAACCCCATCCCCTATCCCTGTTTCCTTTGAGCAATTCCGTAAGAACCCGATTGCTGCCGTGGCTTTTTGTATGCTGTTGGCTGTTAGCTATCTTTATGTTGACCTTCGGTCGGGGTATAAAGAGCAGATTGAAAAGAGCAACCAAAAAATAGATGCGTTGGATTTGAAGATTGACCGCTTGTCGTATGCTCTCAAAAAATCCGATAGTGCATTGGCTGCTGCCATCACCGAGATCCGTATAATGAACACAATGCGTAAATTATGAAACACTTTACTTTGATTTTTGCAGCTTGTTTGTGTATCGCCATTGTTGCAGTTCCACAACCCAAGACCAAAGCCGTGCCAGTTGATGAGGTAGAGTTGATGCTTGAGAAGATTAGCAGCCATCTACAAGAGGCATCGGTTGCAACTGCACAGGCACACAAGATGAGTGACAAGATGGTGGAGGAGAAGGTGGCGGAGAAAGCAGAATTGAAAGAGGCAGTTGTCAAGGCGGAAGAGAAGGTAGAAAAGATGGAGGAGAAGATTGAGGTTTTTGCAGTCAAGATGGTGGGTGCTGGACTTGATACAACCACACAACCGATTCAATTCAAGGGAGTGATTTACGATGCATATTTAAACTATGTGAGCGAAGGAGGGAAAGAGGATTTTGAATACTTTAGGGTTTACCTATGGCAGCCAAAGTAAACATCACGACATTCCGTGCCAAACCCAAAAACAAATTGGGCAGACACACCAAACACAAGAACAAGCACAAGAGTTCCAAACCATATAAAGGACAAGGGAAATGATAGACAAAATCAAAGTAGCAATGAAGGTAAAAGGTTACGCATTCTTTGAGAATGGTGACTACAACCTGAACATAATCGGCATCCGCACCATCGGCAACAAAGTCACCAATGTATTTGACGACCTTTTAACCGTTTCCTACAAAGTGAACGGTGAATGGGTGTTCAAACAATGGGCAGCGACAACCGATCCCGGCACAAAGGGAGTGAAAGAATTTCACAACGCTCAAGGTGTTGCTCGTTTAGTTCCCGGTCAGTACAAAGGAAGCCACGCCATCGGTCTGCATCAAGGCAAATATGAGGCGTTGAGACAAGTCAAACCACTCAAGGTATATCGAGATGGCAACAAGGATATGACATTTGATGAGAAGGTCATTACTGAAGGAATCTACGGCATCAACATTCACAAAGCTGGTGCAGATTCAACCTATGTGGAGAACTGGAGCGAAGGATGTCAGGTGTTCAAGAAGTCAGCGGACTTTGATTCGTTTATGGCTATTGTCAAAAAGGCAGCGACCTTGCACGGAAACTCTTTCACATACACACTTTTGCTATCTTCCGACATATGAAACGCATTTTAGAAATCTTCACAGGTGACAAAGGAGAGATGTCATCAAAACGATTCGTTGGCATCATCGGTGCTTTTGTTTTGTTTGGCACAATGGCTCATAATAGTTTGTCCCCAGCTGATATTGTACCTTCTCCTGAACTGGTGACCGCAGTTGAGTTCATCGTGATTGCTTGTCTTGGGTTCACATCTATTGACAAGTTCTCAAACAAAAAGGATTGATTGCTATTTGTAGGTGATGATATTCCAAAGGATCAATTTTCACGACAACAAACTGCCTGTGTTCAAGGAGAACAAGGCAAAGGGGTTCGTGACATTTGGGGCAGACAATCTCTATCCCGATTTTCTCGTTGAATTATTTAACAAATCACCCAAGCACAATGCCATCGTTTCTGCAAAAGCTTCTTATATTGCTGGTGTTGGTACTGATGTTTTCGGACAAAACACCACCGACATCGCCAAAGCCGAAGCCAAACTAAAGAACATCAACGCCTATGAGACCTACGAGGAACTCAAAGCAAAGATTGCATACGATGCCGAGTTGTTCAATGGGTTTTGTGTAGAGGTTATTTGGAACAAAGCCAAGACCGCACCAAGCGAATACTATCACATACCATTCAAGGATGTTCGCAAAGGTTTGGAAGGTGAATACATTTATTGTGAAGATTGGACTGATGCAAAAGCACCACGCATATCTTATCAACCCTACAACCCAATCACTCGTGAATCAAAGCAATTGTATTATTGCCAGTTCTATCGTCCCGGTGAAGGCACTTATCCGCTACCCGATTATGTAGGTGCGTTAAAATACATTGAGGTTGACACCGAGATTTCCAATTACTACTTGAATAGCATCAAGAACGGATTCACGGCACAAACCCACATCCAGTTGTTCAAGGGAATCCCAACACCTGAAGAAGCTCGTGCAACTGCAAGACGATTCAAGGAAAATTATCAAGGAACGGACAATGCGGGTGGTTTGATTATCCAATACAACGATCCTACGGAGAAGGAATCTGTTATCAGCAACCTTCAACCATCGGATTTTGACAAGCAATTTGATTTGCTTAATAAGACCGTACAACAAGAGATATTTGTTGCACACAAGGTCAACTCTCCAATGTTGTTTGGGGTGCGTGTAGAGGGGCAGTTAGGCGGTAGAACGGAATTGATTGAAGCATATGAGATGTTTCATCACGCTTACATTGAACCACGCCAACAAAAGATAGACGATGTGTTCTCGTACTTGCTTGAACCTATCGCATCCGTAAGATTGGAAACCATTAACAAGCCACCGATTGGATTGGATTACCAAGCGTTATTCACCGCTGGAATCATTGACCGCAACGAGACAAGAAAAGAGTTGGGATTTGATGAGATTGAAGAAGAAGAAACACCAGTTGCTTTATCAAAACAAAACCCTTTCGGATGGGATGATGAGCGTGACTTGATTGTATTCAACAAATACGGAGAGAAAGCCGAAGAGTTTGAGGAGGCGAAGTTTGAGTTTGCCGATGCCATTGAATCTGCCATCTTGAATGTGTTGAAAGAGAACAAAGGGTTACAGGTTGGAGACATTGTAAACATCACCAAACTTGACGCAAAGGTTGTTGCCGATGCAATTGCCAAACTTGCAAAAGCGGAATTGATTAAGTCATACGAGGATGGATTGGAAACCACTCCAAAAGGATTGGACGAAATCAAGAACCTTCAAACTGAATTGGTGGTTCGCTATCAATACGGACTTGCACCGGGCATTGATGGTCCAGTAATCATTCCAACATCAAGGGACTTTTGTAGAAAGGTAGAAGGAAGCGGACGAGTATACTCAAGAGAGGACATCAATATGATGAGTGCTGAACTCGGTTATGATGTTTGGAAACGCAGAGGTGGTTGGTATCACAATCCAACACTTGATGTAAACACACCACAATGCAGACACATTTGGGTTCAAAAATTATTGAGGAGAATTAAACGATGACCAACTTTGTATATTTCATAAGCACAACCTATCTTAAGGACAACACTCCTTTGAATGAGAATGTTGACGATAAATTGCTCAAGTCAGCAATCAAGGAAGCTCAAGAGATTTATGTGAGGGATGTCATTGGTTCGGGCATTTACAATCAGTTGCAAACACAAGCATTCGCTGGAACATTGACTCAATTGAATACAACCCTTTTGGACTCTTACATCGCACCTTGTTTGAAATACTACACATTGACCGAAGCAATGCTTCCAATGACCTTCAAACTGATGAATAAATCGGTTGCATCAAGAGAGAGTGACAACGCTCGTGCCGTATCCGTTGAAGAGATGACAATGATTGAAGGCAGATACCGTGATAAAGCCGAGTACTATGCGAATAGGTTGCGTGATTACTTGCGTACAAATACCAATGACTATCCGTTATTCTTGAATCCCGGCAATACAATTGACACCATCCGCCCAAAGAACACCGCTTTTGTGGGTGGCATCTATCTTCCAACTTCACAAGATTGCTTTTGGAATTATGACTTCCCCAACGAGGACAAATAAGTGGCAGAAAAACAACGAGGCAAAGCTTCTCAAGTTCTTAAAAAATGACACTAAACCAAATAATCAAAAAGATTCAAACCGCAGCCGAAAGCCATAAGATGGTTGGCAAGTTCGGAGTCGGTCAGCAGTCCAATCTAACGGTTGAGAATGTTGAGTATTATCCGTTGGTTTGGTTGTATCCTGATGGGTTCAATTTGTCAACCACTGGAAACTTGATGACCTACAACTTTGCATTGTTGGTGATGGATCGTGTGTTTGAGAGTGAGAGCAATGTCATTGAGGTACTTTCGGACACCGCACAAATCATTGCAGATGTATTTGCTTTGATTGATGACAACACCCAAGATGACGAAGATTTTGAATTGGTAGTTACTTCCAACGCTTCACCTTTTTACGATGCCAAAACCGACATTCTTTCAGGATATGCAATCAACTTCCAAGTCAATACTCCTTATTTATTTAATACTTGCGTTGTTCCTGTGTAGCGTGGTTGTGGCTTTCTTCAATTTAGAAAGACCAGTCCGCATTGAACGACCGATAAATGTAGAAATGCACGAGAGAATCGTGGAGAGAGAAAAACTTGTAAGAGACACGCTAATCAAACGAATCAACTCATTTGACACTATCTACCTTGACACCTTCAAACCTTCAGCAGAGGGGTTGAAAAAGGCGATAGGATTACACATCCACTTGGACACCCTATGAAAAAAAACAATGTAGTGAGAATTGAGAAGAGATGGGAGGAAACGAAAGTCCTTCTCATTTCGGATTTACATTGGGACAATCCCAAGTGTGACCGAGAGTTGTTGAAGAAGCATCTTGATGAAGCGCTCAAAGGGAATCACGACATACTCATCAACGGAGATTTGTTTTGCTTGATGCAAGGTGCATACGATCCACGCAAATCAAAGAGCGACATCCGTCCTGAACACAATTCCGCAAACTACTTTGATGCCATCATCAATACGGCAGTTGATTGGTTTACACCTTACGCACATCTCATCAAGTTGGTTGCCTACGGAAACCACGAAACCGCTATCTTAAAACGCCAAGAGACGGACATCATTGAACGCTTTGTGACTTTGTTAAATTACAAGACCGGTTCGGACATTCAGGTGGGAGGATATGGTGGATGGATTCGCATTCAGTTCAACGATGGGAATACAACCAGTTCTTTCAAGATTAAGTATATGCACGGAT